CCTTGTTGTTCATCAACGAAAATAGACTTTTGATTAGTAGCATATCGTAATTCTCTCTCATACCCTTTTTCCTCGTCAAAATAAACACAAGGATATCTTCTTGAGTGTTTAGACATTACTGTATATGTTAAAGGAGTTTTGTTACCTAAAAGATAGTAACTTCTATTTTTATACTCCCAAGCATCTTTTTTAACTTCAGCTTTTGCTGGAGCTTTTTTTTCTTTTGTTTCTTCCATAATATAATATAATATAATATAATAATTAAAAAAGACCCCGCCGAAGCGGGATCTTGTTATTGTTTACCTATTAAATAGCAACTGCGTCAACAGCTATTGAGCTAATAAGTTGTGGAGCAGCTCCATTTATTCCATACTCGAATAAATAAGGCATACTTCCTGGATTTTGCTGTGCAGCAACAACTGCTTTTTGAGCTGCAGCTAAGTTAGCAGCTGAGCTAGATCCGGCAGCAACAGTAACAGTTACAGCAATATTACTTGCTGTAGTAGCTCCAGTTGCAGCTCTATATACAAATTGTAAATCTGTAGCACCAGAAGATGTGATGTGAGCTACATCATCAGTGTCTATTAGATCTACTATTTCAGCAGCTGAACCAGTCGCTACAGTTTTTACGGCTTTTATGTAATTACTCATAATTTCTATATTTTTAAATGTTAATAATTAATTAAGCTCCTTTAAATAACACGAAGTTATTAGCGGCTTGAGTTACTAAACATCTTTCAGATAAGAAATTAACTCTCATTACATCAAGATCAGAAGTGTAAGCACCTCCAACAGAACCAGTGATCCAAGATTTAAATCTTCTATCTTCTGTTTCTGAAGCTCTATATCTTACGTGCAAAAATGGACGTCTGATATTAGCACCTAACATTTGATCATATACTGTAGAAGTTCCAGCAGGAACAAGTACACCATCAATTTCCTTGTCTAATCCTCTAGTTGTAGCATCATTTAGATATTTCCAATCAGTTTTGTAGAAGTCATAAGAACCTCTTCTGAAACCAGAAAATCCAAAGTTTAATGCCATATCAGCTTCATTGTCAAAAAGACCATAAGAAGCAGCAGCTGTAGAAGCGTAAGATCCATTCATTGCAGCAATCATATCGTCAAAATCAAGAGCAGTAGATCTTGATAAGAATAACATGTTTTCTTCAATAGCACCTTGCTTATCTAAGTTTTTAAGGATTTCATCGAAATCACCTAAAGCACCAGAACCAGGAGCAGCAGCTCCAGCAAAACCAGAATATACATTACCTCTTGCTTCAATAGCAGCAAATAAACCTTGTGTACCTTTAATGTTCTGAGCAGCACCACCTGGGGCAAAATTACCGCCAAAAGCAGTAGCAGCTGTACTCATTAATTCACCTTCAACCATTGACATTTCCATATAGTCTTCAAATCTTAGTCTTGTTTCAGACTCAGCTTTTAAATACCATAAGAATCCAGATGTTCCATCTTCAGTAGCAACTTCAATCCAACCAATTTGAGCAGCGTCAGAGCCACTTAATTCATAATTATCTTTCATGATAATTGGTGAGTTGTTAAAAGTAGATAAAGTAGGCTCAATAGCACCAGTCATTCCATTACTTCCTTTCGGAAATTCAGAACCATATACAAATAAGCTACAACTAGCAGCACCTGTTACAATTCCAGCTGGCATAGCTGCGTCATAAGCTTGACAAGTAAATACAAAAGCTGAAGTTTCTCCAACTACTAACAATTTAGTTGTTACTAAACCTGTTGCGTTATCAGAAACTAAAATAGTATTACCAACTCTAACACCGCAAGTAGTTTCACCACCTTGAGGAGTAACTGTAATTGTAGCTGCAGGATGTGCTCCTGGTTGAGCTACTTGAACTGTATTATATGCTACGTGTAATCTATTTTGTTCAGACCAAATTACTTGATCAGATGTCATTGGCATTTCAGCGCCAACCATTCTCAAGAAACCAGATAATGTTCGGTTTCCGTATCTTTCTACCTCTTGCTCATAAAGCTCAGGTAGGTATTGTTGTGCCCATTGTCCGTTTGCTAAGTTGTTAAAGTCAATATAATTATCTTGAACTGTAACTCTTTGCGGCATTGGAACAATTGACGCAGGAAAACTCCCGCTTGTTGCAAAACTCATAATTTTTAGTTTTTAGTTTTTATTTATTTTTTTTTGATTTTACTCTCAACTTTGAACTATCAACACCATTTACTGCTTTTACTTTTAATCCATTTATAAATAAATCACCAGGAGTTGTACTTCTAGCTTCTTGATTTATATTTTTAGATTTTGCTGTCACATCTTTAATTGCATCGGCTTTGCCTTGCTCATAAAAATGATTTGCAATAGTATCAGCATTTCTAGCAGCGTAAATTGCTTTGTGATAACCTTCGTAATCTTTAACATTACCTTTGTCGTCTAAGAACGTCTTAACGAAGTTTGTTAAATTTGATTGGTTATCAGCTACAGTTTCAGGGCTTTGAACATTATAACTAAATCTTTTTTCTCCTAAACTAAACTCAAAACCTTTGAAATCTTTAGTGAAATAATTTTTAGTAGTGTTTTTAAACTCCTCATGTTGCTTTTGAACGGTCTGTTGTTCATTGTTGTATCTATTGAAGAACTCTGTAGCTTTTTGTTGTTCCTGAGTAACGCCCGGTCTCAACTTGATCTCGTCGTAATATTTACTCTTAGTCTCTTCCAAAAAGTTTTTAGCTCTTGCAATTTCTTCTTTCTTCGCGAGTTTCTTTTTTCTTATATCGCGGTCCTCATCTATGTCTTCGTCGTAATCAAACTTATCTTCCATAATAAATTCAATTTCTTCTTGGTCAAGATGTGGTTTAGTTTGTTTATAATATTCTTTTAATAATGCTGAATCATCTATGTTAGTATAATCAGCGTTTAATCTAACGTAGTCATTAATATCTCCACCAGTTTCTTTCATAAAGTTAACCAGTTTTTCTACATTCTCTGGTAGATTAATTTCTGGTTGAGGCTCTGGCTCTGGAGCTTTTGCTTCTTCTTTAGCTTCTGGCTTTTCAGTTATTTCAGTTATAGTTGCTACTGTTTCTTCTTTTTTCTCTTCGGCAGCTTTCGGCTCTTCGATGTGTGCTTCTCCCACTTCGCCGCCATCTTTGGGAAGTTCGCGTACATCCACCTTCGTTGTGCTTGACTCTGGAATGGCATCTTCTTCTTTTTTAGATAAATCTACTTTTACTGTTTCTTGCGGTTTTTTATTTGCAAGTTTTTTAGGTTTCTTTTTTATTTTAAACTCCCCTTGTTCTAATTCACCTGTAGGAGTTTCTTTTATTTCTTCTGACATAATATAATATAATAATTAATAATGGTATTTATCCAGGACCCATGTTTTGTAATCCAAAACCTCCTGCTTCATTATCACCTTGAGTTTCAAAATCAGTTGGTAATAAATCATTTTGTCTTTGACTAATCATTTGACTTTGTTGAGTCGCTTGTAATTTAGTTCGTTTGTCTTTTCTATCTTCAATTTCTTTTTCTCTAGCTGAAGTAACTTGAATGTCTGCTTGAGCTAGCTGCATATCATATTGGAACTTTTGTTCCATCAATTGCTTTTTAATAACAGCTTCTTGCTCCATTCTTTGTATTTCAAATTGAGATTTAGCTTGTTCAAACTGAATATTAGTTTCAGATACTGCTTGTTGCTTTTGAACTTCGTTCATTGCAGCTCTCTCAGCTTGTTCGGCATTAGCCTGAGCTTGTGCTTGAATATTTGCTTGCTGCGCAGCTTGGTCTTGTTTAAGCTTTTTCTTTCTACGTTGTTTAAGTAAAGCATTTGCTAATTTAATATTTTTAACTTCTCTTATATCAATAGCATCTTCTAAATATATTTGATTTTGCTGAAGAGCCATTTGTATATTTTGCTCTAATAAAGCTTTTTGCTCTTCATCAGGTTCTAATTCTAAGAATATACCAAAGTCGTGTATGTTTAATGTTGCTAACTCTTCTAAGGTAGCTGCATTATATCTTGATACGCTAGACTCTAAAGAAGCTCTAGTTAAAGGAAACATTAAAGCATCTGCTACTCTAAGAGTTATATTTTCACATGTCCTAAGAGTTAAATACAAACTAGCTTGTAGTATATGTCTTGTAGCAGTGTTGCTATTGGCAGCAGCCAACTTTTGTAATCCAACTAAAGCATTTTTATCTGGTTGACTACCATCTCTTGCTTCATTAAGTCCGGTTACGTCTCTTATCATTTGTAAATAATACTGATAAGTACTTATAAGTGAATTTATTTTTTGACCACCAGAAGATGATTGTAATTCTTGTATTGGTACTTTACCACGATTTGGATCGCCATCTTGAGTTAGTGATCTACCAACAATGGAACCTGTTTGAAAGTACATGTTTAAAGCTTCCTGTGGATTATAATTAGTACCATTTCCAAGATCAACCTCTGCTAAACCATCTACGTCTAGATAAACACCATCAGGCACTATCCTAGACATCACCTGTTGAAGCTTTAAGTGTGTAAGCTGTATCATATCAGCAAAACCAGTAACCCTTGATACAAGTGACTCTATGCGTCCTTTATACATTCTAGGAGCACATATGTTATAATTCATATTAACTTTAACAGTGTTAGCTATAGGTCTTGTCATGTTTTCAGACATTTCCCATTTTAACATTTCTGGATGACCTAGTATTTTAGCACCTGTGTAAAGAACCTCAATAGCTCTAAATGCTTTTTTGAAGTTTTCACTTTCTGGTGGGTTAAAAGTATCTGTTTTTTCTAATGCTTTTTCTAAACCGTTTGGTGTTTGCTTTATTTTAAAGACTTGATTAGCGTAAGTCTTATATTCAAAATATAAAACT